CTTCCGTTACCACTATGTATTTGCATATCTCTTTTTCTTTTTTCATACGCCGACGCAAACGGTCAAGAAATATCTTTCTGTCCCTCTTCGCCTCTTCCACCGTCTCTGCTCGTTTATCTCTTTCATAAGTCAGCGTTATGTGATAATCACCTGGCACGAAATTGGCATTCATTAAAATTGTTAATTCCGTAATGGCTTTTCTTAAATTTATTTTTTTCTGTGATTCCTTGGTGTCCTTCATCTTTTCCGACCGGGTAGCACCAGGTGGATGTATATGTGAAGAGTAACTCCTCTCGTACAAAACAGTTCGTCCTGCTCTTGTCACTTTTTCTATGTATGGCATAAACAATCTTCCTTTACGCTAGAAATAATACCCTTATCGAGTTATAAAAAACGGCTGCATTGTCCGTTTTTCTTGCTTTTCAAAGCCATACATGATATACTAAATAGTGTGTTTTAGTTGTATCTGTACAACTTTGAGCGGTCATTTATTTGACCGTTCTTTTTTTACTTGCCGCCGGTTCACATGATATTAGGTCCCGTCCACATTCAGAGCACTGTTTTTGATAAGTGCAGCTCCAATAACACTTACCACAAGAACAGGAACAAATATAAAGCGGATCCGTTCGCTTCGTCACACCGTCGGTGTAATATTCTTTCCACATCCTGCTACCTCCAGCATTTTTTCCAAATGCTCCGTTACTTCCTTTACCTTGTTATCCAGTCTCGGAAAAAAGAATCTGTTTTGATATACAAGGGTCTTGTTTTGCATTACCGACAAAGCCACTACCTGTGTCTCTCCATTGATACAGAAGTACACATCCACTCCTGGCATTTCATTTAATTCCATCGCTTTTTGTAAAAAATTTTCAAACATACTCAAATTCCTCACTTCCATAATTTCTTCCAATTAGCAACCGTAAACAATGCTACCCATACAGCAGAAACCAAAAACAATACGGTTTCCTGTATATGTAAATCTCTTACCGCACACGCAGTCATAATACATATAACCAGGGCGATAATTGTAATGAAGCATATAACGCTCTTTTGTTTTTTCACCTTTCTCACCTCCATCTTTGTAATGCGCATTAGTGGAATGTCAGGGACTTGAACCCTGAACCGCCCGGTTATGAGCCGGGTGCTCTGACCATTGAGCTAACATTCCTTAGTAGCGGTGCTGGGTACGTGACAGCTTGTCCGCTACTCCGGCAGATTTCACATTTACGGACCACCTAATCACCGGAAAGGTCGCTTGTCTTGAGTTCGCCCGCCGAATGGGCGAAATGGCACTGCCGGGCTCGAACCGGATTAGCTTCCTACCAAATCAGCGCCCATACATCACATCATGCTCTTACAGCATTTTTTTCTATGTATTTCTTTAACTTTTCAGTATCCCAATAAATTGCTCCATTTGGTTTAAACTGCGATGCAATTGTTTGACCTTTTTCTTCCCTTATATCCCGCAGTAGTTTATCTGGAAATCCTAACTCTTTTAATTCCGTTGTTTTCATTATTGGTTTTGGTAAATTCATCTATCATTCCTCCTAACTTCCATTTATTCGATTATTTGTCCTTATAATTATGTATCACTTTAAGTGGACTTTGTAGGCAAAAAAATATAATCTGATGAAATACCATATATTCTACAAAGAAGTTCCACATTAGCAAACGATGGTGATACCTTTCCATTTTCCCAATTATTTATTGTTTTATTGCTAACATGCGCTTTTTCTGCTGCTTCCACCTGTGTTAATCCTGCATTTACTCGTGCTGCGGCAAGCGAAATTTGAAACTTTGTTTGTTTGTTTTCTACCACATTATAACCTCCTTTTTGTTAATTTACTCGAATTATACCATCACTTTAAGTGTGTGTCAACACTTAAAGTGAAATATTTTATTTTTTTGTGTTGATAGATTGACACTTTTAGTGTATAATCTTTTTCAAGGAGGTGAACACGATGTCTGTAGAAGAATTTAATGCCATCTTTTCAAAAAGATTACGTTACTACCTTAATAAATATAATATGACGCAACTAGAATTATCAAAACGATTAGGCGTTGGCACAACTTCCGTTTATAATTGGTGTAATGGAATTAAAACTCCACGAATGGACAAAGTTGATTCAATGTGTAAAATCTTTAATTGCAACCGTTCAGATTTAATAGAAGATAAACCGGAAACACATGAACAACCAAACTACTACCTTGACGAAGACGCAAGAGAAGCTGCCGACTTTCTTCACAAAAATCCTGAATACAAGGTTTTGTTCGATGCTTCGCGCAATATTAGTAAGGAAGATATCGAATTTGTTGCAAAAATGTTAGATAAGTTTAGAAAATAATGGGGGATGATATTATTAAAATGCGGGACGATGTGCAGGTACTTTTCTTAAAACTGCCAAATCATATAAAAGAATTTGTTACTATGAATCCAGATATGTCTTATACTATCGTATTGAATGTAAACCATTCGCACGAAACTCATCTGGAGGCCTATGCTCATGCATTACAACATATTGAAGAACACGATTTTGATAATTGTGCTTCCGCCGATATGATTGAGGTCTTTGCTCATATGAGGTGATATAGTAATTAAAGGTAAACAGAAACGCTAAACTATAAGAAAGGTGATTTATTACGTTGTTATTTTGGGCGCTAATTGGTATATGTGAAACTTTTGTTTTTTTCATTGCTTTGTTGTATTTTCAGGGCAAATGCGAAAATCCTAAATTGCTTTCCGAATTATCGCTTCCCGAATCACTTTCAAATAAGGTTGCATATCATAATGGTGCTTATACCTATGACCAACTTAAAGGGCTTAATTATTTTTCAAAATTAACTGGTTGTGTTGAAGCCATATACGATGAACTAAGTTCGCAAACTAAATTTATAAATAACACAAGAGGACTCCCATGGTTTTTCTGTTTCCTTATTTTAACCGGCTTGCCCAATTTTTTAATAAAATGCTCAGGCTCAATTAGTGCATTTTGTCGCGTCACACTAGTTATTGGTATTATCATTGTCACTGTTTTCATATTCATTATTGCTGATGTAATAACAGACCATTTACGTTCCTCACATCGTTATGATGAATTATATGATTATTTACCTGAAATATATAGACAACTGATTAACAATCCACTTCCCTACAATGAATATGATTTTTGCCATGAAGATTATTGCGTTACCATGTTATACAAAGAGTACATTCATAGACTCCAGGAACATTTAAAACTTAATCGTTCTAGGTTGTCTAAAACAATAGGTGGAATTATTGTTTCACTAATTTTCACATTTGTTGCATTCAGTATTTTTATTTTATGTCGGTAACTTACATTTAATCATAATCTCCTCTGGCGTATCAAAGGGAAGTGCACATTTAGAGTGATAAATTATAAAAAAGGGTTCGCGCTACCAACACGAACCCATTGCAAATAGAATACCAAAAAAACATATAATGCAAATAAAGGATGACATACTATTTACCAAAACCAACCTTATTATATCATTCTTTATTTCTAAACGCAATAAATATAGAAAGGATGATATATTATGGCACGATTTAAAAAAAGAAAAGATGGCCGATACGCCACATCAATTACTATTAATGGACAAAAATACTATCTATATGGTTCTACACAAAAGGAATTGGAAACTAAGCGCCTCAAACTCCTTACCGAATCTCAAAAAAATATGTTAATTAAAACATCATCCATGCCTTTTAAGGATTATTGTGACGATTGGTTCCATTCCAGACAGATAAACCGTAATGCGAATACTCGTGATATGTATTTTTACTCTATTTATGCACATATAATTCCGGAAATTGGGCACATTCCACTTGATAAGGTCACAAAGACTGATATTCAAAGATTAATTAACAATTTAATTGAACATCCTAGCACCTGCCAAAAGATCATTAATACTCTTCGTCAACTTTTCGATGAAGCAATTGATGATGACCTCATTTACAAAAATCCTTGCTCTAAAGTCAAGTTACCTAAAATCGTTGTAAATGATGTACCACCTTTTAATGATTCTGAAATGGCAGCAATTCAATCGGCTGATTTATGTGTAGAAGACCGTGCTTTTGTTAATGTATTACTTGCCTTCGGTTGCCGCCGTGGTGAAGCATTGGCACTTATGTGCTCGGATTTTGACTTCAATAGTCAAACTGTTAGTTTTCAAAGGTCTATTACCTTTGATAAGAATACACCTATCATAAATCCATATATGAAAACTAAATCATCAAAAAGAGTTTTACATATTCCAAAACCTTTTTTTGATTTTTTTAAAAAGTACATAGACACACGAACCGGTCTTTATCTTTTTACAATGCGTAACGGTAATTTAATTACTAAATCATCTTACGTTAAAAAATGGAAACGTATTGAAACTTCCATTGAAAATAAATTGTACGGTGAAAATATTCTTGCTAAAATGAATACTCGTAAAATTACCGCTCTTGTATTTCGCCACAATTTTTGTACTCAGCTTTACTATTCAGGCATAAGTCGTAAAAAGGCTGTTGAAATTATGGGGCATTCAAGTTATCAAATGATTGAAAAAATATATGCTTCTCTTGATGAAAAGCAGGAGAAATCATCTGATAAAATCGATGCCATGTTTGATAATATTATTTAATTAAAAAAGCCTTATATCAAAGGCTTTTTTTTCAATATTTTTGACAACTTTTCTGACAACTACTCATCTAAAAACCGCTCTGACAACTAGTTGACAACTACTAAACTAACGCAGAATAACGCAGAATAACACAAAACAAAAAACCGTGCAATCGCCGATTTTTCGGTAATTGTACGGTTTTACGTGTAGTGAGGCATCGGGGACTCGAACCCCGGACAACTTGATTAAAAGTCAAGATTTCAACTTCTGTATTACGCCTTTTTTCGTACTTTTTTTATCTCTCTGACAACTAATTGACAACTACTAATTTAAATTTCTTTCACCTTTTTCAAACTAATCCATTGCCATTTGTCATTCTTTTTGTTCAACAAACGCCCCCATGCACCAACCACTTTAGAAATCTTAACAACCTCTCCCGGATTTATGCTCCCAATTTTATTAGTAGGTTTTACTCCCTTGGATGAGCGAATGGCTGCTGCCTTTGTTACTTTGGCTCTGTACTGATAATTATACATAATTTTGTTGTAAAGATGCTTCCATTTCAAGTTGCCTTTACCGATCATCGGCTCTGGACACGCTTTGCCGTTGACATCCCAATGTCTAATGATAGTTTTTGCATTCGGACAACGTTTCTGAATATACTGTACTAATTCTCTTACCGCAAGCATCTGTTCCCAGCTTACACCTTTTTTGCAATCACATAATTCAATGGACACACTGTTATCATTCGTGCACTTCTTATAATACGATGCAGCCCCGTTCTTACGAGTAAAGAAGTGACCAACCGCCCAGGCAGTATATTCCATTGGCACGGACTCCCAAATCTCGGATTTTTTATCTACAAAGAAATGCGCACCTGCTTCCCTCGTGTTGCCAGTAGCGTAGAAATCAGCATTATTCTTCGCCGTATCTCCTTTGTTACCGGTAAAATGTATGACAATGTACTTTATGCCCTTTAAACTCCTTTTGCTCCCATAACTGATTGATTTTGCTCTTCTTTTTTTAATTTCCATTTGTTTCACCTTCCTTATCTGCTGCGATCCAGTCCTCAGCAAGCATATCTGCCTGCGATGCAAGCCATCCCATTTGAACACCGGAAGTACCAACAAATGCAATTGCCTTGTTACCAATTGCATCATGCTCGCAATTTACAATTTCTCCACCTGTTGACACATATGAAATACCTGTTGCAAGCTGAATATATTGTTTTTTACCATTCCATCCCTTACGGGCAACTTTCTGTCCAATTTTTAATCTTCGAATTGCTTCACCAAATGTAAATGTTTGAACATCTAAATCCTTTACATCTGCCTCGTCAACAATCTCCCAATCATCACGAAGAATAAAATCAAGAGTATATCCAACATTTTTTGTCTCCCGAATATCAAGAGTTTTCCCATCTTTACAATGCATCTTAATGGAATTATCTTCCCATTTCCAATATCCTCTCCATTCCGGACACTTTATCAATGCTCCCTGTTTAAGTGCCTCATATGCTTTCTTAAATTCCATTACTCATCAACCTCCTCTTTATTCTTCAACACATCAATCCCCTTTTCAATTGCTTTTGGAATGGGAATTCCCATCAGACCAGCGTTTTCGATCAGACTAATCGTCTCATTAACAATAAAACCAATCACAGTAGCATCTTTTATAAATGTAGTTCCAATTGTCATATCCAACCGACAAGCCACCAATACAATAAGCAGGGTAACACCTTTCCGGCATAATCCTTTCCATCCAGCATGAGATTCCAGCGCACCACTCTCTGTTTTTTTGCTCTTTTTAAAAATTCCAGCAACCATAAGACCGGTAACATAATCTATGCACATAAAGATAAGAAGCGTTGTCATTCCGGAAGTCCATCCTCCAAAAAAAGACGCCACGGTACTTCCAACCAGCCCGCAAATCGTACAAATCATCTGTTTCATTCTATAAGTCCCCCTTTGTTTTTTTCTCAGTATAGCAAAGGAACTAGAAGTTTTACCCCCTAGTTCCCATGCGAACCACCTATTCCTCATTCCATTTTTTAAACGTATCGCTTGTATAGATGCATTTACCTTTTATTTTAAGTTTATACAGTTTCTGCATAATGAGTTGTTTCTCATGAGTATTTTTAGCACTCTGAAACCTGTCTTTATACTCAGAAGATACTTTCGAACGAATGGACGCAAATGCTTTCTTCTCTTTCTTACTGGCACTAAGTTCATGCTTTTCATCCTCCCTTTCAATTTTTGTCATTGCTTCCTCGTACATCTGTTGTAATATTTCTTCGTAACCTTTTCCCTCCTCAATGGCAGCAACCAAATCCTCGCTCTTGTAAAAAGAAAGATAATCATGTGCATCCTTTGCACTGGATTCCGTTTTGTCCTGCATCTTATTTAATACACTATTAGTTGCAGCTACAACTTCATAATGATTAAATCCCATTTTTATAAGTTTGTTGTAACATTCCATATAGCCATCATGATTTTTGTCAAGACGATACTGTGCCGCTTGCTTTACTAAATCATTTCGACTTGCCAACTGGTCTTTTACCGCTGTTTCCACATCACCTTCACCTTTCTCCCCACTTTTCTTCATCTTCTCCCGATATTCCTCGGCTGTCTTCTTATCTCCGTCCATAAGCGCATAGTAAATTTTCTTTCCATACACACTTGCTTTCGGTTCTTCTTTATCTGTGGAAAATGAAAACAAACCATCCCCGGATGTCACATCCTCAACATTCTTCCAAATTCCAACGGCTACATTTTGCACATTGTCTACCGGTACACCGCACATTTTTGCCACGGTGCCAGCCGCATCAAAAAAGGCTCCTTTTATCTCGTCAATTCCTTTTTCTACTTCCTCATCAGAATCACTAAACGAATCAATTGCACCATTCCCCATTTTCACAATAGATTCAAACAGCGAAGAAATTTCACTAAACAGGGACACCTCAATTCCATAATACCGTTCTTTCGTAATTGCAGAATATATAAGATTATACAATTCGTTTCCAGCTATAAAACTTCCTGAAAGTGACCCCAGTACACCATTGGTCCACTCTGATGCAAAGCTCTCGGCAGTGAGTTCGTTCTCATCGTCCAAATACGGTTTTATCTTGTGCAAAAGACCTCTTGCCAAAAACGTCATTGTAGAAAGCACTGCTGCCGATACCAACTGACTGGATACAGCCCATGCAAATTCC